ATAATTTCTAATTGCTCTTTTACATTTGCAAAATCATCTATAATTTTTACAGACATTATTATAATAGTTTAGATTTTTCTTTTTGAGTTTCATCTAATGTTTTATGATTTTTTTCTAGTTTTTGTAATGTAATTTTACTAGGTTTCCATTCTTCTTTATTAACAACCTTACCACCTCTATCGGGTTTTGTTTGAAAAATAGAAATATAACTTCCATCATAAGGTTTTAGTTTTTCTTTCCACCAATCAGGTTCTTTAATAGTGTAATGTGCATTTTTACCATTAAGTAAAATTTGTGTAGCGGGATAACAAGTAATAGTTAAAAATACTTTATTACTATAAGTAAATATATCTTTTAAAACTTCTTCAACTTTATCTTCTTGAACATGTTCCATAACATCTATACATAAAACTAAATCATATTGACCAGTTGGTTTATTGGCAAACTTTGCAACGGCTGGATCGTAAGGAGTAATATTAATACCCATTGGAGATCCAGGAACTTTTTTATTGTTAAATAAAATAGAATGAAATTGTGCTTTACCGCAACCATAATCTAAAATAGATTTAATATTATTTTCTTTTATTAAATTAAAAATATTGTGTTTATATTCTGCTAACGCCTCTCCAACCCAATTAGATTGGTTTGCTGCGTGAAACTTAGTTGCTTCCGTTAATGATTCATACACGATTTTTGTCCTCCAAACTTTTTAAATTAAATGCATAACATATTCTTTTTTCTTTTCTTTTTTCTGGTAATACATAATGTACTAAACTATAAGGAAAAATTAAAAAGTCAAAAATTTTTGGTTGAAAACTAAAAGTTTCTCCATCTTTAGTAAAAATAATATCATTGTTTTCGTTTGATAAATAAAAAACACCTGAAAAATTAGAATGAAGAGTAGGGTGAGAATGTGGATTATTATAAGAATTGTTTCCTAATACGTTTAACCAACTCCAACTAATATGGCTATTAACTGTTTTTAACATCATTTGATTTATCATTTCATCCATTTCTTTTTTTCCTTCAAAGTCTTTGTGAAATTGAAACCCGTTTCTATTAGAACGTAAATCACTTTCCGTATAATTATTATCTACAAAAGATAAAATTTTTTTATGTAAGATGGGTTGTAACGGTAATTTACCATGCATAACGGGTACTGCAAATAAATTATATGTATTTATCATAAGTATTTTTATAGTTAAAAAAATTAGCCATGACATATCTTGTTGCTGTTATGTCATTGAATTGTAAAGAAGTGTGGTATATTTTAGAATCAAAAATTAATGCTCTGTTTTCTTTAAATCCTATGTGTCTATTTAAAACAAGTTTATCATTTTCTTTGTGATAGAAACCAGTGCCACTATTTAAAATATTAATTCCTTTCAAATATACTAAACAATTTATATCTGAATGATCAGTATGGGGAGATGCTTCTTTGTGTTTAGTGCTTAGAAAATAATTATGTTCTGCAGAAACTAAATTTAGTCCATATTCAGATAATAGTTTAAATACTTCTTCTACTGCAAAATGGTTTTTATTCAAAGGTACATTAAAATATATTTTTTGATAAATATTTTTATCTTCTTTTTTAGCTGTATTATATCGGCTTTCAAATTTTAATCTTGAAATGTCATAAAGTATTTGATTATACACTTTTTCTTCAAAAAAATTGTCTTTTACTAGTAAGGTATCTTTCATACTATAAAATTTCATAGGTAATTTTTTTCTTTATATTCTTTGTAATGCTTATAACATAACTGACTAAAATTGGTCAAGTGTAAGGCATCTTTAAAAGTATCTACTTTATAAGCATCAATACCATCATAACCCATCTCTTTAGCTATTTTAAATCTATAATGACCACAATGTATTTCACCATCTTTAAATACAGCAGGAAACAATAATCCATCTTCTTTCATGTATTGACGAACAGTCTCTAAATGCTCCTGATCCCAGTCTATTTTATCTTGTAATGAGTCAAAATCTATGTATGATAGACGTTCGGGAAACCAGATTATTCTCGCTTTCATTATATTCATAAGTATTATATAGAGGCTTATATGCTACAAAAAATAGGATTTCAACCAGGATTTAATAAACAAATCACAGAAACTACAGCCGAAGGACAATGGGTTGATGGTGATAATGTAAGGTTTAGATATGGTACACCTGAAAAAATAGGTGGCTGGTCACAGTTAGGTGAGTCTAAACTTACAGGAGCTGCAAGAGCCTTACATCATTTAGTTAATAGATCTGGTAACAAATACGCAATCATAGGAACAAACAGGATTTTATACGCTTATTCAGGAGGTATATTTTACGATATACATCCTATTAAAAGTACAACCACATTAACTAATGCATTCACCACTACAAATGGTTCAACATCAGTTACTATGACTTTTAGTAGTGCTCACGGAGCTAATGCAAAAGACATTATTCTTTTAGATAATTTTACAACAATTACAAATTCTAATTACACGGCATCTGATTTTGATGATAAAAAATTTATGGTTACATCTGTACCATCTGCCACGACTTTAACTATTACTATGCCATCAGCAGAAACGGGAACAGGGGCAACAACATCTGGGGGTATTAGAGTACAACATTATTATCCAGTTGGTCCCGCAGAACAATTACCAGGATTTGGTTGGGGTCTTGCACAATATGGTGGTACTGTATCAGGTGAAGCAACAACCACTTTAAATGGAGCGCTATTAGATGATACAGCAGGTACAGGGGGATCTGGAACATCTATCACATTAGCTGATGCTTCTCAGTTTCCAAGTACAGGAACAAATTTTATTCAGGTTGGAGATGAAGAAATTTCTTATACAGGGATTTCTGGAAATGATTTAACAGGAATTACAAGAGCAGTTAGAAATTCTACAAGATCTGCACACTCTAGTGGAGCAACAGTAACCAACAGTTCAGACTATATTGCATGGGGCGAAGCTGCATCTGGTGACTTAGTTGTTGATCCAGGTTTATGGTCTATTGATAACTTTGGTGATAAAGTAATTGCATTAATTCACAATGCAGAAGTTTTTGAATGGGATTCAAATTTAACAACAGCAACATCTACAAGAGCAACTATTATATCAGGTGCACCAACAGCATCACGTGATATGTTAGTATCAACTCCTGACAGACATTTAGTATTCTTTGGAACAGAAACAACTATTGGTGATCCAACTACTCAAGATGAAATGTTTATAAGATTTTCAAACCAAGAAGACATTAACACATACCAACCAACAGCGGTCAACACAGCAGGTACACAAAGACTTGCAGACGGATCTAAAATTGTAGGTGCGGTTAGAGGTAGAGATGCAATTTACGTTTGGACCGATACGTCTTTATTTACTATGAGATTTATTGGTCAACCATTTACATTTGGTTTCCAACAAGTAGGGACGAACTGTGGATTGATTGGACAAAACGCTGCATTAGAAGTTGATGGTGCTGCATATTGGTTTTCAGAAAACGGTTTCTTTAAATACTCTGGTAACCTTGAGAGTATGATTTGTTTAGTAGAAGACTTTGTTTTTGATGATTTAAACACAACAGCTAATCAATTAATTAATGTTGGGTTAAATAATTTATTTGGTGAGATTACTTGGTTCTATTGTACAGAAAGTTCTACTGTTATTAATAGATGTGTAACTTATAATTATCTTGACTCACGTCCTAATAGACCTGTTTGGACAACAGGAAGCTTGGCCCGTGGATCATGGCAAGACTCTTCTGTGTTTGGTCTACCTCATGCAACATATTTTAATGCAGATGACAATGCATCATTTGATGTTGTTGGTAATACTGAAGGTAGTACAATATACTTTGAACATGAAAAAGGAACGGATGAAGCATTAGCGACTGGTGTAAATACAATTACATCTAACATTGAATCAGGAGACTTTGATATTACACAGACAAGATCATCTACTGGACAACAAACAGGTGTTGCAACGTTTCAAGGAGATGGTGAGTATATTATGAAGATTAGAAGATTTATACCTGACTTTTTATCTCAAACGGGTAATACTCAAATAACTCTACAGCTTAGAAACTATCCTAATAGTTCTCAAGCAAGTTCACCACTTGGTCCCTTTACAATTACAAGTTCTACTGATAAAGTAGACACTCGTGCAAGAGCGAGAGCAGTATCATTAAAAGTAGCTAATACAGCAGCTAATCAAAGCTGGAAATTAGGTACGTTTAGATTAGATACACAACCAGACGGACGTAGATAATGGCAAGAATACCTAATCAAGATTTAATAAATATAAGAAATACGTTTGGAGTTAATCCAGAATTTTTATTAAGTGATTTAAATGATTACACAATGGAAGGTCCTGGAAATGATATTATTCCTATAGATGATGGCATAGCTTCTATCGATACAGATTTACCTATATATACACAAGACAGAGATGGTGGTAATAATTTTCTTCAATATAGTGATGAAGGTGCACCTGCTTACATTAGGGATAGAGAAACTGCTGCACCAATGAATAATGATCTTTTAAATAAATTTAATCAATATGAAAATTATAAATACACAGATCAAGATTACATTGATCAAATTAATGCAATGAGAAGAACTAATCCAAATTTTAATAGTTATACTGATCAAGATTTAAAACAAATGATTGATATGGGTGCTTTTTCTAAAAGAAGTAATTTTGAGGTACCAGAAAAAACAGGTATTTTAGAATCTATAAAAGATGGTGGTAGTAAACTTTTAGATTTTATAAAAAGTGGTGGAATAACAGGTAATATTCTTAAAGGACTTGGAGCATTAGAACAAAACCCAGACGCAATTTTAATGAGAGATTATTATGGTGGTGAAGATGGTAGTAACATAAAAGATGGTACAATACAAAGTGGTTTGATGGCTGGATATAATCCTGTATCAGGTGGTTTTTTAAATGCAATATCAGGTGGTAGATTTGGACGTCCAACAAATTATGGATTACAAAGAGCATATCAAAAACAGATAAATATGATTCAAAATAATTTAAATAAAAACATATATAAGGACCCTTTAAAAAAGATAGAGAAACTAAAAAAACTAAAAGAAGAAAAAAGAAAAGAAGCTATGGCACTAGAGCAAAGAACTATAGATAGAGCAAGAGAAGCAAATCCAGATGTATACAGAAATGCTGCAAACGTACCTGGTGCTCTTGGTCCTGGTGGTGGTTTTAGTACTACAGGCAGAGAAGGAGCTTTTTCATCTAAATCAGGTAGAGGAAGACAGGATTATTAATGGCTAAAGTAACAGTAGTATTTACAAGACCAGGAAAAGAATACAAACAACAAGATGCTGATTCTTTAGTTAGAGATTTAGATGGATTGATTGAAAAATTAAATTCTACGTTTCAACAAGATTTAAAAGATGAACTTGAACGAAAAGAACTATTTATGAATAGGTAT